CAGAAAGAGTAGAAGCTCAACAAAAAGAAATAAATGAGCTAAAAAACAAATAAAAAATTGTATTTCACATAAGTATTTGATACTTATAATAACCATATAAACATAGGAGAATATATTATGGCTGAAGATACACAAGTTGTAGAAACAACAGACGAAGTTAAATTCACAGAAGAAGAACTTCAAAAGTTACAGAGTCTACAAAACGGATACCAAGAAAAACAAGTACAATTAGGTCAGTTAGCAGTACAGCGTATACTGTTAGACCAACAGAGTGATGCATTAGAAACACGTAAGGCTGAAGTTGAAGTTGAATACGAGGGTGTTCAACAAGAAGAACGTGATATAGTTAAAACATTAAATGAAAAGTATGGACCTGGTTCATTAGATCCTCAAACGGGTGTATTTACACCAACACCAACTGAAGAAACTCCGGAAAGTTAATTTGTTAAAATAAAATACCCTAAATAGTACATTTTGGGGAAGTTACATTATACTTATAAAAGAATAACTATACGTTGTTCTATAATTTATGTAACATAAAAATAATTAATTGGGAGAAAAAAAATGGCAGAAAGAATAGTTTCGCCAGGTGTATTTACACGTGAAAGAGATTTATCATTCCTACCACAAGCTATTGGTGAAATTGGAGCTGCAATTATTGGGCCCACAAGAAAAGGCCCAGCCTTTACACCAACACAAATAACATCATTTCAAGAATTTGAAGAGATGTTTGGTGGAGTTGATGATAGATTTTACACACCATACACCGTAGAACAGTATTTAAGAAGTGCAGGAGTCGTAACAGTAGTTAGGATTCTTGGGCTAGCTGGTTATCAAGCAGATACAATACAACTAGTTGCAAAACTTAGTACAACATCACATTCATTAGCAGTTCTTGCACCATCTCGGGGTGGGAGTGCAAATGACTTTACAAATACAACTGTTACAGGCGCTGGTACGTGGGACAGCTTTACATTGAGTGTAATCGGTACTAATATGTCAGTTACCGAATCATACTCGTTATCATTTAATACAAGTAGTGCTAATTTCATTACTGATGTAATAAGTGAAGATCCTCAAAGTCAAAAAAGTGGTAATTCTGATTCATCGGTATATGTTTATAAAGTATTTAACCACCAATCTCATGCTGTATTTGGTGCTGCTCCAACATCATTAGCATCAGCCCATGTTCGTCAAAATGGATTAGATTTTACTGGTGGAGCAACTTCGATTGATGCCTTGGGAAACGAAAGTTCGTATACTGGTAATGTTGCGTATAATACTGGAAGAACACCTTATATACAATCACAAACCGTAGGTGGTACAGAATATAATCTTTTCAGAATATATACACGTTCACATGGTTCAGATATAAATAAAGATGTTAAAGCAGCAATATTGAATATCAAAAGAGCTGATGACGTACCTGGTTCAGATTATGGTACATTCTCAATTCAAGTAAGGGTACATGCACCAAATAAAACTAATGATGATAACATATTAGAACAATTTGATACATTGACATTTGATCCAGATTCACCTAATTACTTTGCAAAGAGAATTGGTGATAGACACGTGGTAATTGACTCAAATGGAAAATTGACTTATTATGGTGATTATCCCAATTTAAGCAAACACATCAGAGTTGGTGATTACACAAAAACAGATTCTGCATTAAATCAGTTTCCAAAAACAGTTGTACCATTTGGACATGCTGCAGTAAATCTAACAACTCTTGGAACTACGACAATACCATCTGTAATATTCAATAAACAACAGATAAATTCAAATACTACATTTGATTCTTCTGTTTTATTTGGATTTGATTTCATATCTTCAACAAATAAAACGGGTGCAATAAGAGAAAGCAATCAACAATATCTTGGACCAGTCCCATCAGGTGCAGGAACTGGAAGCAATGTAGCATTTAGTCTTGCAAATATGTCAGGTTCAGATGATGCATCAGTATTGGGTTCTAAGTATTCTGGCGCTGGTGCGTACGCTACAACTGGTGGTGTTCCACTATCACTTACAGGTTCTGCAACAGCTCAGTTAAAATTTGCTGTTCCTTTCCAATGGGGGTTTGATGGTCGTAATCCAGCAACACCTTATAATGTAGGAACTGAAATTACAACTACAAACTCACAAGGATTTGATTTATCATCTACAACTGCTAATGGTGCTCTTGCTTATAAACGAGCAATCAATGCTGTTAGTAATCCTGATGAATTTGATATTAATTTATTAGTAACACCAGGTGTTATTCATAGATTACATTCAGCAGTAACAAATCATGCTATATCTAAGGTTGAATCTCGTGCAGATGCAATGTATATAATGGATGCTGCAGACATAGATGATTCAGTACAAACAGTAGTAGATACTATTAATGCATTAGATACGAATTATGTAGCTACATATTATCCGTGGATTAAGATACCAAACATTAGTACTGGTAAACCAGTATGGGTCCCACCTTCAGTAGTATTACCTGGTGTAATAGCTTATACTGATAGAATAGCTCACGAATGGTTTGCACCAGCTGGATTAACACGTGGTGGATTAACTTCAGTACTTGAAGCTAAGACGAGGTTGACTCACGCTGAAAGAGATGAACTTTATGATGGTAGAGTTAACCCAATCGCTTCATTTCCAGGTCAAGGAGTTGTGGTATTTGGACAAAAAACACTACAATCTAAACCATCTGCATTAGATAGAATCAATGTTCGTAGATTGTTGATTACAGTTCGGAAATTTATCGCAAGTGCATCAAGGTATTTGGTATTTGAACAAAATACTCAAGCACTACGAAATCGTTTCTTGAATATTGTTAATCCTTATCTTGAACAAGTTCAGTCTAATAGTGGATTGAGTGCATTCAGAGTAGTTATGGACGATTCTAACAATACACCTGATGTAGTAGATAGAAATCAGTTGGTTGGTCAGATATTTGTACAACCTACAAGAACTGCAGAGTTTATTGTATTGGACTTTGTTGTTCAACCAACAGGAGCTACGTTTCCTGAGTAAGTTTAACGTATAACACTATCTTATAATGAAAAGCCCCTTAAATCAAGGGGTTTTTCTTTTTATAAATTATCAAAAATTTGGTTAGATGATATTTATTTATGAGTAGAAATAAAACGGACTTTTACAGGAGAATAAAGAATGGCTACACTAGATCCTTCAGAAATTATGTTTACACCCTTTGAACCGAAAACAAAAAATCGGTTCATCATGTATATTGAGGGTATTCCAGCATATCTGATTAAAACTGCCAAAAGACCATCGATTCAATTTGAAGAGATAGTTTTAGATCACATAAATGTTAAACGATATATTAAAGGTAAAGGTGCATGGCAACCCATCGATGTTACTCTTTATGATCCTGTCGTTCCATCAGGTGCACAAGCAGTTATGGAGTGGATTAGACTATCACACGAATCAGTAACTGGCCGTGACGGATATTCAGATTTTTATAAAAAAGATGTTACTTTCAATTTGTTAGGACCAGTAGGTGATGTTGTTGAAGAGTGGGTACTTAAAGGTGCTTACATTGAACAAGCAGACTTTGGTGAATTAGATTATTCATCAAGTGATCCTGCTGAAATATCACTAACGTTGAAATACGATTACGCTATCTTGCAATTCTAATAGGAGTTAAGTATGGGTTTTTTAAGAGAAATGTTATCAAGCGATGCCAAAATATCTTCAAAGAGAACAGTTGGTTTCGCAGCATTTTTTATGTTGATATGTAGTTGGGGTGCTGATACCTTTTCTGCGTTTGAGGTAAAAGATAAAATACTAGAATGTTTTATGTATATATCCGTAGTAGGATTAGGAGTTACAGCTGCAGAAAAGTTCGGTAAAAAATAAATTAGTTTTATAACAAAATAAGTTATATATATAGTCACACAATAGAAGGAGTCATTTATGGCCGATTATAAATTTCCTACGGAAATGGTAGAATTACCATCCAAAGGATATTTCTACATAGACGGACACCCGTTATCTACGGGTAAAGTAGAAGTAAAATACATGACCGCAAAAGAAGAAGATATTTTAACATCCCAAAATCTAATACAACAAGGAACTGTAATTGATACATTATTACAAGCATTGATTGTAGATAAAACCATAAAGGTAGATGATTTACTAATAGGTGATAAGAACGCAATTATGGTAGCAGCTCGTGTTCTTGGTTATGGTAAGGATTATGACTTTGTATATGATGAAGTAGAACAAAAAGCAGATTTATCTATATTAGAACCAGCAGATATTGACTTTAGTAAATTTCAACAGGGTACTAATGAATTTTCATTTGATTTACCAAATACTAAAAGACCAATTACATTTAAACTGTTAACTGGTAAAGATGAAAAGAATATAGCTTTAGAAATAAAAGCAAGACAAAAAATATCTAAAACACATAGTTCGGAATTAACTACACGATTAAAAACAATGATATTATCAGTTGATGGTAATGTAGAAAAATCGTATATAAATAATTTTGTAGAAAATGAATTTTTATCAGTTGATTCATTAGCATTCAGAACATATTTAATAAGTATAACGCCAGATATCGATATGACTACTACAGTTGTAGACTCAAATGGAAAGGAGACAGAGGTGATGATTCCGATCACCGTGCGATTTTTTTGGCCTAACACCAAAATATAAACTACAAATACACGAGGAAATATTTCAACTAATATTACACTCAAAGGGTGGGTTCACTTTTGGTGAAGTCTACAATCTACCTATATATCTACGAACATTTTATCTGAAACGTCTACAAACCTTTTATAAAGACGAAGCCGCTGAACTAAAGAAGGAAACAGATAAATATAAAAACTAAAATTTACATAATTGATATTTATTATTGAGTTATAACACTCAATTTATTCGGAGATTTAAAATGGCTAATTATAAAAATAACACACCTAAACTTGTAGAGGGATTTCTTGATAAGTTTTTCGGTAAAATAGCTACTAAAGCCGCTGATAAGGCTTTGAAAGACATTAATAAAAAAGATCCAAAATTAGGTAAATTATTATCTAGAGCTCAAGATATAAGAAAAGATGGTGAAGCATTTTTAAATAAAATGGATCCTGATGAGAGGGATGAATATATGGATGATTTATTTGCAAAGTATGGGTTATAAAAAATGGCGAAATACACAGCAGCAGAAAACGCAGAGCTTGATAAATTATTCGCAGAAGAAAAACGTGGAAAACTCCTTGAAAAAGCAGTTAAAACACAGCAGTCTATAACAAAAGAACTTCTAACACAATTAAAAACCCAAAATGAAACTGAAAATGTAGTAGATAAAATATTTGGCACTCAAAGTATGGCAGTTGAATTGGAAGAACAGAGAAAGGAATTAGGTAAGAACGCTACAACAGAACAAATAAACAAGTTTCAGTATGATGTTAAATCTGTTAAAGCTGCAAATCAAATGGCTGGATCAATAAAAGGTCAATTGGGTGGATTACAGTCAATGGTCCAAGGAGCTAAAGCTTTCCAAATGGTTATGATGACGAATCCATTTTTAGCTATAGCAACTGCAATAATATTTATAATCAAACTCATGATGGATTTTGCTGGTGCAGCCATGGACACTAGAAAAGAATTAGGACTTTCACTTGGAGCATCAATCAAGTTAACAGCCCAAACAGAATTACTTGGTGTTGCAGCAAAAGCGTATGGTTTAGACGTATCAAATATAAAAGCAGCTCAAACTGCAATAAGAAATGAATTGGGATTGAGTGTAAAAGAAGCTGCTAACCTTAGTTTACAATTTGCAAAGACAGCAGCCTTTACTGGTCAAAGTGAAGAACAATTAGCAAATACTCTCTCAATAATGGAATCTATTTCTGATGCCAGTAGGGAAGCATTATTAGCTCAGATAGAAACAACAGGTCAAATGTTACAAATGGAAGGATTAGCCCCAGGAGAAATATTTAAAGATGTTGCTGAAAATGCTGAACATTTTGCTTCATTTGCTAAAGATGGTGGTGCTAATATTTTCAAAGCGGCCGCTGCTGCTAAAAAGTTAGGGTTGAATATGAGTGCAGTCGCAGGAACAACAGAATCCTTACTTGATTTTGAATCTTCTATAGAAAAACAGATGGAAGCTTCAATGTTATTAGGTAGACAATTGAATCTTGATAAAGCAAGACAATTAGCTCTTACTGGTGACCAAGAAGGTATGATGAAAGAGGTACTAAAACAGGTCGGTGGAGAAGCTGAATTTAATAAAATGAATGTGCTTCAAAGAAGAGCTTTAGCAGAAAGTGTTGGTCAGAGTGTAGAGAATCTTTCAAGACTTGTAAGAAATCAAACAGCTACAACTACTGGCCAAACTGTAGCTAAAACTAAAAAAGATAATACTGAAGAGTTATTAACAGACCACACCTCATTGTTTCAAAGTATGAATAAAAGTTTAAAAACTATGGCTGAATAACTAAGGAAATGTAATGGCACTATTAGAGATGACATCAAATTTATCACGATTGGGATCGACTACAGTTACAACCGATACTCAAACTGATAGAGGTACGCCAAGACCGAACACATCAAAGTTTTCACATATAAATAAAAATTTTGGTAGTAATACACTAACAGCTGGTTATACTGATAGTTTTCCGTTTGACTCATTGAATGAATCAAGTTTTCCAAGAACATTATACTTGGATAGTAAAGGTGATTTTTCATCAATGTTTTCAGCTACCAATAAAGCTGTTCCCAATACTTATAATTTAGATACAAATCCAACACCACTTCAACAAATATCAATGATTGGTATAAATGGAACTACTAATTTTGCAACTAATCCAAATCAATATGGGTTCAGTTTTACACCAAAAAATCAATCAGATAACAAGTATCCAACAATTACACCAACTACATCATTAGAATCCAGGTTATATAGACTGCATGATACAGGTCGTGAGATAAATGGTGGGTTTACACGAAGTGGGTTATCTTTAGATAATTACTACGCTCAACAACCAGGTAATCTACGTGATATTGGTCAAAGATGGGGTAAAGATAGAATTGAATTACCAAGTCCTATTCCTAAATTTATAGAAACAGGTGTTAATACAGTATTAGAGTTGTCAGCACCAGTATTTGGTAGAGATATCAGTATTTTTGCTGATAGATATAAAGCAGATACAAAGAGACTTAGTGAGTTTGCTACAGATCCAGTATATCTTTTAAAACAAGGTATTTTACATAAACGAAATCGGTATGATGGTGTATATTCTCAACTCATGGAAGTTGGTAATACCAATACAATGCTCTTACCTGATATGACGAAAACTGGACTGTTGGCTGAAGCTTCAGACTTATTTCGAACTGCTGTAAATAGTGGTCTATTAGATATGAATCCACAGACATATAATCCAGGTTCTATTTTTAGTGTACCTGGTGTTAGTGGTATGATGTTTAATAGAAATGGTAGAAATTTTGGAGATTTAAGTACTTTGGTATCGACTATAGTGGATACTATCTCGGAAACAGCTTTGAAATGGGTTACATCTAAAGGTGGTATACGTACAATTACTGGAGCTGTTGGTGGGTTTTTACAACAAGCGGGTGGATTCGTAGGTGGTTTAATTGGGAAATCAAAATTAGGACAAGGTATTAGTAGTTACGCAAGCACTTCTAAAACGTTGAAAGCTATAGGTGAGTCTAAATTTCCAAAGTTAGATGTTAAAGGTATTGTAGAACAAGGTAAAAAAATACAAGACTTAGCAAAGACAATAACTCAAGAAGCGGGTGCTATAGGTAAAGCACAACTTTCAAAATTAGATCCAAAAGCATTTCAAGATGTAAGTGTAGATAAGGTCAATTTGATTACTTATGGTAAACAAACTGAAGCTGAACTAATTGATTCAGAAGCATTAGATTGGATTCCATTTAGATTTACAGATGCTCGGAGTGGAGCACATATAATTTTTAGAGCATCATTGAGTGGTATAACTGATACGTTCTCACCTGAATATACTTCAGAACGATATGTTGGTAGACCAGACAGCGTGTATGTTTATCAAGGTACAAGTAGAGAGATAAGTTTTAACTTTGATGTATATCCAAAATCTGGAGAAGAATTGGTAACATTGTGGGAAAAATTAAATTATTTGGCTGGATTAACATATCCATCGTGGGACAATACAGGTACTGGGATGATAGCACCATTTTCAAAATTAACAATAGGTGATATGTATCATGATACACCTGGTTACATATCAGCATTATCGTATACGGTACAAGATAATGGAACATGGGAAGTTGATTTTGCAAAACTACCCAAATATATTCAAGTTGCCTGTACATTTGTTTATATTGGTAACAGAAAACTAAGTTCGACTCAAAAACATTTTGAAGCAGATTTTATTACTGAAGAAGATTATAAAAAAAATGATGCAAGAGGTTTGATAATTAAAACGTTAGCAGATGCCCGAACTGCAAAAGCGGTAGTTGGTGCTTCTACAGCAGCTGGTAAAAAATTCATGAGTGCGGCTGGGTTCTAATGCGAAGATATCTATCAACAAGAAAAAAACGTGATAAATCTAATATAGTGTCATATACTACTACTATGTATCCACCAATACCAATTGAAAATAGTGATATATTTATAGTTACAAAGGTTGGTGATAGGCTGGATACTTTAGCACATAGATATTATGGTGATTTTACGTTATGGTGGGTTATAGCAAAAGCAAATGGCATAAAAGGTAAAATAGCAATAGATGCAGCTACTGATATTAGAATTCCTGGAAATATATCAACTATTTTGGAAAATTTTAGAAACTTAAATTTATCAAGGTAAGTTATGAATCTAGAACCAATCTTTGACGAAGTTCAAAAAAGAATGTTTGAGAAAATGGATGCCTTGGAAAGGCTTTCACCTGGGCCCAATGAAATGGCAGATACTACTGATAAGCTGACATTTGATAATTTGGCAACACGGTCACCTTTTATAAAGATGGTTTCGGGTCAAACACACCCTATTACAATAATGG